GAGAGGACGAGAGCTGATGGCTACGCCGATCAACGCGAGCATCCGCTACTACCGCCGCGGCACCACGAAGGTTCTGTGGGTGCCGACGATCGCCAACAAGCAGGCGCCGACCCGCACCGAGATCAACGCCGGTACGGCGCTCGAGGCCGAGACGGGCGCCATGGCGGGCTGGCAGACCACGTCCGGAACCGTCCCCACCCCAGCCCTCGGCAGTCGCTTCACGCCGGTTGTGGGCGGTGAGATCACCGCCGCGGACTCGTCGCTGACGTTCTGGGCGAGCAAGGACGGCGACGATGTCCGCACCCTGCTGACCCGGGAGGCCACCGGGTTCATCGTGTGGATGGACGAGGGCGACGTTCCCGGGCAGACCATGGATGTCTATCCCGTGACGGTCACCTCGCAGGCCAAGGTGAGGGAACTGGACCAGGCCGCGCAGATCATGGCCCAGTTCGCCATCACGTCCGAGCCGGCCGAGAACGTCGAGATCCCGGCCTGACATGCCCAACAGCGTGCAGGTCCTGGGCACCGGGCAGCTGGTGGAGCTGTCCCGCCGCATGCGTGCGGCGGGCGGCCCCCGGCTCCGGCAGAACATGGCGCGCCGGATCCGCCGCGCCGCCGAGCCGCTGCAGAAGGACCTGCAGCGCTCCATCTTGCGGCCCGGGCCGCAAGACCCGCGGCGGCCCCTCGCCCACCACGCGCCCCCTCCGCAGGACGCTGGCGGGCGGCGTTCGGATCAGCGTCCGCCAGGGCGCCAGCCCCGGCGCCCGCGTGTGGATGGACCGCGCACGGCTGCCTGCCGACATCCGGAACATGCCGTGGGTCATCGAAAACGGCCGCGTCCGTCACCCCGTCTACGGCAACCGTCGGCGGTGGGCGACGCAGTGGGCAAGGCCGTCCGGCTGGTGGTCACGCACCACCGACGCCGGCGTGCCACGGATGCGCGCCGAGGTCGAGCGCGTCCTGGCCGATGTCCGCCGCGACCTTCAGTGAGAAGAGGAAACACGTGATCATCACCCACCTGCAGGAGGACGGCACCGTCGAGCGGTGGTCGACCGACGACCTGTCGGCGATCGAGGCGGCCGCCATCGAGGAGGCCATGGGCGACGTCCCCTGGCGTGGCATCGAGATGCGGCTGCAGGCGCAGGACGCCACCGCCCTGCGCGCCGTCGTGTGGGCGTTCCGCCGACGTGACGAACCCAGCCTTGAGTTCGCGAAGTTCGACATCCCCGGTTGGCGCCGACGGGTACGGGCACGGCTCGAACGGGCCGAGATCGACGAGGCCCTCAACAACGTCATGCGCGAGGCGCTCGCCAAGAGCGAGGACTCCACTATCGACGTCCTGAGCCCGCACCTGCGCAAGCTCGCCGAGGATCCGGACGACGTCGAAGCCGCCCTCGACGCCCTGGGAAAAGGCCACTTGACGCGCCGCCACCGGGCCTCCGAGGACTGATCCGCGAGTACCGGTGGCTGCTCGCGCACCACCTGCATATCCGGCCATGGGAGATCCAGCACCTCACCGCCGAGGAACTGGAATCGGCTGTGTTCTGGATACAGCACTACGTCGCTACTCGGTGAGGAGGTGACCGGTGGCGGAGCGCCTGACATTCACTCTCGCCGGACGCGATGAGCTGAGCCGGGTGATGAACGGCACGGCCGATGCGGCGGACCGGCTGCGGCTGCGGCTGGCTGGCATCACGGCCGACGCCGACGGCAACCTGCGCGACCTACAGGGCCAGTTCATGTCCCTGGCCGACGCGCAGCGCCGCGTCGACGACCACTCGGCGATCGTGCAACGCAGCATGGCCACCCTGTCCGACGCCTCCGACAAGCTCGGCGAGTCCCTTAAGGCGAACCTGATCAGCCTCCTGCCGGCCGCCATCCCGGCGGCCGCCGGGATGGCGAGCTCGGCGGCCGCGCTCGCCGGGCAGCTCGGCGCCGTCACCGTGGCGGCCGGCGCCTACGCGCTCGCACTCGGTCCGCAGATCGCCGCTATCGGCGAGGCAGCCGACGCCCAGACGAAGTACGAGCAGGCCGTCGAGCGGTACGGCGCCACCTCGCAGCAGGCCATCACGGCGCAGGTCGAGTATCAGCGGGCGCTGGAAAAGCTCCCGCCTGCGACGCGTGAGGCCGCGATCGCTGTCGGACTACTCAAGGACAATTTCAAAGAGTGGTCCGACGGTTTGTCGGACGACGTCATGGCCCCGTTCACCAAGGGTGTTGCCGTCGCCAACGCCTTGCTGCCCGAGACGACGGGCCTGGTCAAGGGCGCCTCTTCCCAGTTCGACCGGCTGATCACCCTGGTCGGCGGCGCGATCAGCACCCCGGGTTTCGACGCGCTCAACAACCGGTTCACCCGGTTCACGAACGACACCCTCGACCACGGCGTGGACAGGCTCACCGTCTTCCTGGCCAAGCTGCAGAGCGGCCAGTACGACGGCGGCCAGCTGCAGGAGTGGTTCGACTACGCCCAGGACGCTGGGCCCCTCGTGTGGGACACGCTGGAGAACGTCGCCGAGGCGCTGCTGAATGTCCTTGAAGCCGGGTCCGGCGTGGGTGTCGGCATGCTCGAGGTCATCAACGTCCTGTCCGGGATCGTCAGCGCGGTACCGCCCGAGGCCATCGCCACCCTGCTGCAGCTGGCCATCGCCATCAAGGCAGTGCAGCTGGCGGCCGCGGGTTCCGCTGCCGCTGGTGCGGCGGTCGCCGCGCTCGGCGTCCAGATCGGCGCCATGCGCGCATCAGCGGCAGCCGCGCCGGGCGCACTCACCGGCGTCGGAGCGGCGATCAGCGGCCTGTCCCGCACTGCCAAAATCGCCATGGCCGGCACCGGCTTGGGCCTGCTGCTCATGGGCCTCGACTACCTGTCGACCAAGAGCGAGACGCCCAAACCGAACGTCGACAAGCTCGCGCAGTCCCTCACCGAGCTCGGCCACTCGGGCAAGGTGAGCGGCGAGGCTTTGCGCGTCTACGGCAAGGATCTGTCCGGGCTCGGCGACAGCCTGCAGAAGGTCGTCGACCCCGAGGGCCTCGACCAGGTGCAGCAGTCGATCATCGGGTTCTTCGGCATGGACTCGACGCCGATCGCGAACGCTAAGGAGGACCTGGACGCGTTCGACCAGGCGCTGGCGTCGATGGTGTCCAACGGCAACGCCGAACAGGCGGCGGCCGCACTGGAGTACACGATCCGGCAGCTCGAGGCGCAGGGTAAGAACACCGACGGGCTGCGCGAGAAGCTCGACGCGTACAGGGACGCGCTGGCCGGACAGGCCCTCGAACAGCAGCTGGCTGCCGAGTCCATGGGTCTGTTCGGTGCGCAGGCGCAGGAGACGCAGGCCCAGCTCGAGGCGCAGCGCCAGAGTGCCGATGGGTTGCGGCAGAGCATCCAAGCTCTCAACGACGTCCAGCGCAGTGGGCTGTCGGGGATGATCGGGTTCGAGGCTGCCATCGACGCAGCCAGCAAGGCGGCAGCCGAGAACGCGGGCGTGCTCGACATGCAGGCCGGGAAGCTCGTCCTCAACACCGAGAAGCAGCGGAACGCGGCGCAGGCCCTGAACGACCTCGCCGGGAAGACCGACGAGGCGGCGGCCGCCGCCCGCGAGTCGGGCGCCTCGTGGTCCGAGGTATCCGGCATCTACGAGCGGGGCCGGCAGCAGCTCATCAAGAACGCCATGCAGATGGGCCTCAACCGTGAGCAGGCCAAGGCCCTGGCCAACCAGATCTTGAGGACACCGGACAAGACGGCCTACCTCCGGGGTGACATCGCCGATCTGACTCGGAAACTCGCCGACGCCAAGGAGCGGCTGCGCAGGGCGCCGAGCGAGAAGAAGGCCCACATCCGGGGCGAGATCGAGCAGCTCAAGCGGGCGCTGGCCGAGGCGCAGCGCCGTATCAACGCGCTGCACGGCAAGACCATCACCCTGACCACCGAGCACCGCACGATCAACACCGGTAAAGGCGGCCGCGGGCCCAACGCGGGAGGCTCGGCAACGGGCGGGCTGCTCGGTCGGGCGGCCGGCGGGGTGATCCCCGGCTACCCCGATGGCGGGCAGGTGCAGGGGCCGGGCACGACCATGTCCGACTCGATCCTGCTCTGGGGGTCGGCCGGCGAGTTCATGATGCGCGCGGCCGCCGTCGAGCGGTACGGGCTGAAGTTCATGGAGGACCTCAACGCCGGCCGCGTCCACGTGGGAAAGGTCGCACATCCGGGGCAGCTGGCGGCGCCTGCCAAGGCCACCTCGTCCAGCGGCGGCGGCCGGTCGCAGGTGACGTACAACGTGTACCCCCGCCAGTCGGTGATCAGCGTCGAGGACCTGCAGCTGCTGCAGCGGCAGGAAGAGGCGCGCCAGCGCGTTGGGAGGCCCAGGTAGATGCCCCTGATCACAGCGCCGGTCGTCACTCCGGAACAGCCGGAGACCCCGCCGCCGGTCGATCTGCCGGAGATCGGCTACGCGTCGGTCACGTACATCGACCCGGTCGGGAACCGGTGGCCGATGACCGACCTGACCGCCGATTGGTACACCCTCGCCAAGGGCGTGTCCGGTCTGGGCGCGGCACCGTACGCGCTGACGTCGGATCCCCACCCGCGCGGCGGCGCGCGGCTGCGGCATGTCCAGCCGCAGCCGCGCTCGATCGTGTGGCCCGTGCTCGTCAAGGGCGCCGACCACACCGTGTTCACGAGGAACTGGCGCCGCCTGGCCCGGGCGTTCACCCGCACGCTGCGCCTGGGCCCGGGCGGCGTGCGCGTTCCGGGCACGCTCGAGGTGGCCCGGCCGGACGGCACCGCCCGGCGGATCGCCGTCTACTACAACAGTGGCTGGGACGGGCTCGGGGACACCGCGACCGGCATCACCTGGGACAGCGCTGTGCTGACCCTGTGGTGCGAGGACCCGTACTGGGTGGACGTCGTTCCGCAGACGGTGCACCGGGAGACCGGTACTCAAGAGGACTACCTGGTGCCGTACCCGACGGTGTCGTCGTCGCAAGTCCTCGGCGCCACCACGGTGATGAATCCCGGCGACGTCGACGTCTGGCCGGTGTGGACTATCACGGGCCCGGCCTCGGCGATCACGTTCACCCGTGAGGACACCGGCGAGGCCTTCACGCTCGACATGGCCGAGACGGTGCACGGCGCGCTGCTGGCGGGCGAGACCGTCACCGTGTCCACCGATCCACCGCGAGTCCGCTCCGGCACCGACGAGAACCTGATGACCGGGCTGAACTGGCCTGAGGCCGTGCTGTGGTCGCTGCCGCCGGGCGACACCCCGGTGACGTTCCAGCTGGACGGCGCCGCGGCGGGCAGCGCCGTCGACCTCACTTTCTACCCGAGGTACGAGACGGCATGACGATCAAGCTGCTGGTCACGGACCGCAACCTGAACGTCCTCGGTGACCCGCTCGCCGGCTGGACCAAGGTGCAGTGCGATACGAATTTCAACGCGCCGGCGTCGGGTCAGGTGACGCTGCCGGCGTGGCCGGAGTACGTGCAGCTGTTGCAGCCCGGCAACCGCATGGTGCTGATCCGGGACAACGCCATCTGGTGCGCAGGCCCGCTCGAGGAACCGCAGGACTATGCGTGGGACCTTGGCCAGAACGCCGACCCGGGCACGGTCGCCGTCACGTTCACCGATGATCTGGCGCGGGTGGCCGGGTACCTCACCTACCCCAACCCGGCCGCGGCGTTCTCCGCCCAGACCACGACGAGCGATGTGGTGCGCAACCTCAGCGGCATGAACGCTGAGCTCATCATCCGCCAGCTGGTCAACGAGAACTGCGGCCCGGGCGCGTTGACCGCTCGGCGCATTGAGCGCCTGGTCCTCGACGCTGTCGCCGGCGTCGGCACCACCCGCACGATCCGCACGCGGTTCGAGCCGCTGCTGGACGCGTGCCGGACCGTGGCCGTCGGCGACGGCCTGGGGTTCCGCACGCGGCAGGTGGGCGATGAGATCCGGTTCGGCGTCTACCAGCCCGTCGACCGCACGAGCACCGCCCGGTTCTCGGCCGGCCTGGGCAACCTGCGTAGCGTGCGCTTCACCATGGGCGCGCCGACCGCGACGGCGGAACTGGTGCAGGGCGGCAACGATCCGAAGAACGCGGCGCCCGAGGGTGACCCGCCCAATGTGCGCGTCTACGTCGAGGTCAACTCGGGCGCGGCCGCCGACTGGTACCGGGTGGAAAAGCTCATTGAGCAGTCCGGCAAGGACGACACAGACGGCGAGCTCACGCAGGCCGGCAACCTCGCCCTGGGCGACGACAATCCGCAGGCCTCCCTTGCCACGGTGACCGTCGACACCCCGGACCTGCAGGCCGGCCGCGACTACGGCCTGGGCGACCGCGTCACCATCGCGATGCCGTCCGGCCTCGAGATCGCAGACGTCGTACGGACGATCCGCCTCGAGGCCACTCCCGACGAGGGCGAGGTCGTCACCTCGGTCGTCGGCAACTCCGACAAGACCACCACCACGGCCACGGTGCGCGTCGCGCGTGATCTGGCCCGGCGAGTGGCACGACTGGAAGCGAGGTAGCCGTGGCGCAGGCATCATGGCCCAGCCCGGGGCACAACTCCCGAGCAGTGACCGACGTCGAGTACGAGAAGATGGCCGCGCACTTCTCGGACAACGGCGTGTACGGCACACCAGCAGACACGGCCGTCGTCTCGCCCGGTGTCGGCCTGAACGTCGCCATCCGGGCGAACGTGTACGGGTCGGTGCGCGGCCACGGCTGGACGTCTGGCGCCGACGGGGACACGCTGCCGATCGCGGCCAACTCCAGCGGGCAGACACGCATCGACCGAGTCGTGCTGCGTCTGACCCGCGCCGACTGGACCGTGCGCGCGGTCGTCAAGCAGGGCACGCCCGGGGCCGGCGTACCCAGCCTGTCCCAGTCCACCGGCGACACCGGAACCTACGAAATCCCGCTCGCCGAGGCCCGGCTGTTGAGCGGCGCGACGTCGGTCACGGTGACCCGCAAGGAGCTGTACGTCCCCACCCCCCACCGGGTGTGTACCTCCTCCACCCGTAACCCGGTCCCGATCGAGGGCGAGACGTGCTTCGAGAGGGACACCGGGATCATGCGACTGTGGGCCGGCGGCGCCTGGCAGGCCGTCTTCGAAGACTCCGGGGTCATCAACATCAACAACCCGAACAGCGCCTGGTCCAACGACGTCGACAGCGTCCTGGAAAAGCGCAACGGAACGGTGCACCTACGCCTCGGCTCCTTCAAGCGCACCGCCGGCACCCTGGCGGCAGGCAGCGAATCCCGCCTGCCCGTGCTGATCCCGGACGACTACCGGCACCCCACCCGCGACCAGTACGCATTGGCCTACTGCACCGGCGTCGAGATCGCGCGGATCATCATCTACTCCAAGGCCAGCGCTCAGGCTGGGCAAGTGGTGCTGGCCAACCATCCGACCATCGGCACCGGTGAGTTCGTCCTGCCAGGTTCCGGAATCAGCTGGGGGGTGTGACATGGCACGTTACGAGTTCGGCCGCGGCATCGCCGACTACATCGTCCAGCCGACCGACGGACAGTGGGGTGTGGCTGCCGGTGTCGTCGTTACGTTCTGGGACTCGGCCACCGAGGGCACGCAGTACACCGACCTACTCGACGCCGCCAGCCAGCCGATCACCGAGGTCACGGCCAACGAGCAAGGGCTGCTGCCCAGCTTCTCCGGCCCGGACTCCGTGAGCGGGATGTGGGCCGAGGCCGGGGGCGGCGCCCGGGTTTGGATGGACGCGCACGACGCCGGCACCACAGAGGCGAACGTCGGCTCGGTCCGTGACTGGCTGAACGTGACGGACTTCGGCGCCCAGGGCGACAACGTCACCGACGACACCGCGGCGATCCAGGCCGCACTGGCCGCCTGCCCGATGGGCGGCATCGTCTACCTGCCCGCCGGCGCCTACCGCACCAGCGCACCGCTGACGATCCCCCCGGCGGTCACCCTCATGGGCACCCACACCAACTTCATGGCCGTGGTCGGCCTCGTCGATCCGCCCTGCTACATCAAGCCGCTGTCCACCTTCGTCGGCGACTCGGTCATCAAGTTCCTCGACGCTGCGACGGGCGGCTACTCGACGATCAGCGCCGAGCACCGGATCCTGAACATCATGATCGACGGGTCGGACTACACCGACCCGGGCATGGACGGGATCCGGGCCGTAGGCAACGTGCAGAACGTTGGCTTGCGCGACGTCACGATCCGCAGGGTCACCGGCGCGGGCATCAACACCGCGGAGAACGCTGGCTTCTTTCCCTACTCGTGGCGCTGCCACCGGGTGATGGTCGACAACAGCGGGTGGCACGGCTTCGCCGTGCAGGTGATGACGGACGTCACGCTGATCGACTGCCAGGCCATCGGCTGCGGCGCCAACGGCTTCGAGATCAACAACGCGGCCAACTCGCAAGCGATCGGCTGCCGTGCCGAGTGGAACGACAACAACGGGTTCCACATCACTGGGGACTGGGCGACCGGCACAGGGTCCGGCGGCATGCTGCTCGGCGACTGCTCGACGGACCGCAATGGGCACAACGGCGTCCTGGTCGACGCGGTCGGCAACGGCCCGATCCAGATCGACAACCTGCACACCCGCCGCGACGGACGCAACAACGGCGCGGGCGGCGGCGGATACGCCGGCCTCAAGGCCGACGGCGCCGAGGTGCCGCTGATCGTCGACCTGGTCACCTGCTACCCGGGCGTCGACGACGACGGCAGCCAGACCAACTCCCCTCAGTACGGGGTCCGCGTCGAGGACTCGACGTACGTCGACATCCGCGGCGGGTTCCTGCACGCCGCTACCGCGGGCTGGTCCGACGGCGGCGGCAACACCGTGCTGCGCCGCGGCCCGAACATCGGCGAGCGCACCGGCAGCACGGCGGCCCCGGTCGACCAGCCCGCTGGCGCCTGGGCATCGGCCGGGCCTCTCGACGCCGACCGCGGCGCGCTCGGCGTGGCGCAGCCCGGCGACCACGGGCTGGTCGCCTGGGCATACGACCCGGGGCTGTGCACCAACTCCTCGGCGGCGGTGAGCGGGACGGTCTATCTGACCAAGCTGCACGTCTCCCGGAACGTGACCGTCGACACGCTGTACTGGTGGGTGGGGGTCGCCGCGGTGACGCCGACGGCCGGGCAGTCCGAGGTGGGCCTGTACACGTCGGACGGCACGCTGCTCGACTCCACCAACGTCGACGGGGTCATCACGTCGACCGGGCTCAAGGCCACAGCCATCACGCCGCAGGACCTGGAGGCCGGCGAGTTCTACTGGGTGGCCATGGTGTTCAACGCCGCCACACCCCCATCGTTGGCCCGGATGGCCGGGCTGTCCGGGCTGGGCGCCGCAGTGAACGTGGGCTTGGCCGCAGAGGAGTACCGGTTCGCGATCGCCGCCACCGCGCAGACGGTGCTGCCCGCGACCATCACGCCCGGCTCGAACGCAACTCCCGCCTTCGGCGGTCCGTGGGCTGCCATCGGAGCCTGACACCGCGTTCCTGACCCGTAGCCCCGAGCGTTCTGGCCGGGGCCTTTCCCATGTCTGGAGGCCTGATGGCCGCACCCCTGTCCGCATCGAGGCTGGTGGATGCCCTCCGTGCCGAGGGCGTGAACGTCCACGAAGTCCGCAGCTGGCGCACCCACAACCGCAACCACAAGGGCCAGTGGGGGCCCGTGCACGGCGTGATGATCCACCACACCGTCACCGGGCCCGGCACGGACGTCGTCAACTTGATCTACGACGGCCACAGCGCCCTGCCCGGTCCGCTCTCCACTGGCTGCATCACCAAGGATGGCGTCGTCCATCTCACCGGGAATGGCCGGGCCAACCACGCCGGCGGCGGCGACGGCCGCGTCCTCGAGGCCGTCATGGGCGAGTCCTACGGCGACCGCCCGCCGGCGACGCACGAGCACGACGGCTCGGCCGGCGCGGTCGACGGCAACGCCCGGTTCTACGGCTGGGAGTGCGAGAACGAGGGCGACGGCAAGGACCCGTGGCCGCGCGTGCAGTACGTCGCGATGGTCAAGGCCACCGCCGGGATCTGCCGCGCGCACGGCTGGGACGAGAAGAGCGGGATCGGCCACCTGGAGTGGTCCGACTGGAAGGTCGACCCCCGCGGCATCGACATGACCGATTTCCGCCGTGATGTGGCCGCGTGCCTGGCGCTCCCGGCGGGACAGTGGGAAGGAAACGACGACGACATGGCTCTGACCGACAGCGACGTGAAGCGAGTCGCCGAGGCCGTGGTGGGGAAGCTGCTCGCCGGGGGCGGGGTGCTGGAGAACAGCGACCTGCGCCGCATCTGGTGGGCCGATGAGATCCCCGCCGCCCGGCCGCCGTACAACAACCCGGACTTTTACGCGGCCGACGGGAAGACCGTCGCGAACGATACGTGGACCGCCAAGTACACGCTGCAGACCACCGTCGAGGGCGTCCGCGAGACCCTCGCCCGCGTACGGAACCTCGAAGGTGCCGTGGGCGCCGTCGACCTCTCCGACGCGGAGATCGCCACGCTCGCCTCCGCCGTCGCCTCCAACCCTGCGCTCGCCGAGCAGATCGCAGAGAAGGTCGCCGCCAAGTTGGCCAAGCGCCTCGCCGACTGATCTCCCCGTCCCAGGACCCGCCATTGGCTGCCGTCGGCAGGCGCATCCCGTCACAGAATCGAGAACCGCATGTCTGAGATCCATCTGCCCAACGCCGAGACCGTCGTGAAGACCGCGAAGACCTACGCGAAGGACCTCGCCGAACGGACCATCTGGTCCTTCCTCGGCGGGGCGACCGCCGTGTCCGTGGCCGCAGGCCCCGCCGACATGCTGAACGCATCGTTCTGGCAGGCGGTCGGCGCGGGCGGCCTGGCGGCAGCGTTCGCCCTGCTGAAGGGCGTCGCAGCCCGAGTCGTCGGCCAGAAGAACAGCGCTTCCACAGCGGCGGGCGTCTGATCCGCACGGCGCGTCGGCACGATCCATAAGGGGGCCCCTTGGACGCCACCACCCTCGGCAGCCTGCTCGTGGGCGTGGGCGCGGTCGTCGGCGGCGTGGTGGCGTACCTAGGGAAACGGGGCGAGAACGCGATCACCCTCTACGGCTCGCTCACCAACGACCTGCAAGAGGAACGCGACCGGCTCGACACGAAGGTGACCGAGCTGAACGCGAAGCTCGCCGAACTGTCCGCACTGCGGGCCGCTGACCAAGCGGAGATTGCCCGGCTCCGCGCACTCATTCCACCCGGAGGACAACCGTGACCCGGACAGAGCGGGCCCTTGCCCGGCGTTGGCGCCCGGTGGCGCTGCTGTGCTGGCTGGTCGCCCTGTCCGGTGCGGTCGTCCTCATATGGAGCCGCATCGACGCCGAGGCGACCGCACGACAGGAAGCGGTCGCAGAGGCGAACCGCCGTGGCGAGGCAGTCAGCACGCTCGCTACGGACGTGCGGCAGCTGCGGGCGCAGGTGCGGAGCGAGGGACAAACCCCCGTCGCCCCGGATCCGTCCGAGGCGGTGGACGACTTGCCCGACCGGGCCGAGGTGCCCGTGCCCATACCCGGTCGGCAGGGCGACCCCGGCAGGCCAGGGCAGGACGGCTCACCGGGCGCCGATGGACAGCCTGGTGACGACGGCGTACCGGGTAGGCCCGGCCAGGACGGGGCGCCCGGCCGGGACGGTGCTGACTCGACCGTGCCAGGCCCGTCCGGTCCACCAGGCGCTGACTCGACAGTCCCCGGCCCGAGCGGTCCCCCGGGGAGGGACGGCCGCGACGGCGTCGACGGCAAGGACGGCCAGACCTGTCCCGACGGCTACTCGCTTCAGGCCCCGAGCTGGGACCCGGACGCGCTCGTGTGCCGCCGCGACGGTGCACCACAGCCGAGCCCCAGCGACGAGGGCGGCCTGCTCTCCATGGCCCTCGACCCGTACCGCCGGCAGTACCCCTGAACACGGTTGCCCCCTCTCGCCTTCGGGCGGGAGGGGGCCTTTCGCCATGTCCAGGGTCAGCGTTGGGGCTGGCCGACAGCCCGCTCCGCAGCATCCAGCGCCAGATGCCACGGGTACTCCTTCGACTTCCCCTGGCCCGGTTGGTTCGGTACGAATCCGCCCTCGCCGTAAAGCACTTCGACACCCATCTCGCGCAGGTCGGCCACGCTCCGCTCGAACTGCCGGTGCTGGACGTAGGCCGCGTTCACGCACGGCATCATCAACGTCGGGATGCCCTTGCCGATCCCTTCGGCCACGACCCCAACCACGAAGTCCCGGGTGATGCCGAGCGCCCACGCGTTCACCGTGTTGAAAGTGGCCGGCGCCACGAGGATGACGTCCGCCTTCGGCCACACATCAGGATGGCCCGGCAGCTTGTACTCCCACCGCACCGGGTATCCGGTCAGTGCAGCCAGCTCGTCCAGGTTCTCCTCCAGCCAGCGCGCCGCTGTCGGCGTCAAGCCGAGGCACACGTCAAAGCCACGCTTCTGGGCGTCGGCGATCACCTTCGCCACGTCGAAGACCGGGGGCGCTGCCGAGCCGAACAAGTACAGAGTCCGAGAGGTCATGCGGGCAGTCGACCACACGCAACCGCCCCCGCTCCAGCAGGAGACGAGGGCGGAAGCACTGACCCGCGTATCCGGACGCGAGTACCGTTCCAAGTGGGAGCAAGGAACGAGGAGACCAGTATGCCCACACTGGACGACGACCACCCAGGTACCCGCATCAAGGAACAGCGCAGACTGGCCAGGCTGACTCAGCGCGAGCTCGCCAACCGCATCCCCTACTCGTACAGCTACCTCACCCAAGTGGAATGCGGCGCCCGACCCGCCACGGCCGACTTCGTTGCTGCTGTCGCGCACGCCCTCCAGGTCGACGTCACCATCCTCACGGGACAGCCCTACGTGACCGAATTGCAGCGTGACCGACTCGCTGAACTCGTGCGCCCCATCCGCGAAGCCCTCGACCTGTACGACCTTGGCGTGAACCCAGACTTGCAGGCCCGGACTGCCTCCGAGCTCATCGAGGAGGCGGACCGGTTGTGCGCCGAGGTGCGCGCCACCCACCTTCGCAACGCCGCCCGAGCACTGCCGGGGGCGATCGCGGAACTCACCCACACCGCGTGGGCCAGCCCGTCGACGGAGCTATGGCAGGCACTCGCTTCGACGTACCGAACTGCCCACGACATCACCGTCAAGCTCGGCTACTACGATCTCTCAGCCGTCTCCCTGGATCGCATGGCCTGGGCGGCCGAGCGCGCTTCCGACCCGTGCCTCGGCGCGGTGCGCCAGTACATGCGCGCGCTCGTCTACTTCCGCGAGGGCGAGTACACGATCGGACAGCGCCTGATCACCTCGGGGCATGGCATCGTCGGCAATGCCGAGCCCACACGCGAAGCCCTCGCCGTCACCGGCCAGCTGCACCTGGGAGCGTCCGTCATCGCCGCCCGGGCCCGCCAGACGAGCACCGTCGTGAGCCACCTGGCCGAGGCCCGGCAGATCGCGAAGCGAATCGGCGACGCCTCCGACGTGCACTGGCTCAGCTTCGGCCCGACGAACGTTGCCTTGCACAAAATGTCTGCGGCTGTGGAGATGAACCAGTACGACGACGCCCTGAAGCAAGCCCGCAAGGTGCGGCTGCCCGCTGCGCTGGCCACGTCCCGCCGGGCTCACTTCCTGATTGAACGTGCTCGGACGGAGATGGAGACCGGGCACACGGGTAGGGCGATGGAGCATCTCGTCGAGGCTCGCAAGGTGGCTCCGGAGCAGACGCGGTACCACCCGGGAGCGCGGGAGACGATTCGCGGCCTGGTGCATCTGTCCCGCCGCACGCCCGACACGCTCAACTACATGGCGTCCTGGATCGGGATGTAGAGGGGGTCTCGCAGCTCTCGCAGCTCTCGCAGCTCTCGCAGCTCTCGCAGCTCTCGCAGCTCTCGCAAAACTGTGAGAGTTGGGCGCACGGCTGGTCTCTACGGTCGTTGGTGTGAGACGGATCACCACGACCATGGAGGCGTAAGGGATGGCGACGACCAGTGGTACGACGACCCTTCCTGTGGACGTCGCCACGATGCGCGAGACCGCGCACCAGATACTCGGCCCGGACAACGCACCGGAGGCCGTGCCCCCGGCCGGGGACGAGCTGGACACGCTCACCGCCGCGCTGCGTGGCCACATCGAACTGATGGCGCCCGAAGTCGCAGAGGCGGCCCGGACGTTACCGGCTACGAGTCCCACTCGCGACGCTGCTCTGGCGTGCGTCGCTGAGGGGAACGGAAAGCTCCGCGCCCCCGAGCTCGCCTTCACACCGCTGGCCGGCACCGTTATGTACGCCCGGCGGCTCGCCCGCGTCCTGGTCGCCCTGTGCGACCACTACGAGACCGTCAGCGCCGGCGTCACCAAGACGCCCTTGCAGGCCGCGTTCGAGCACCTGGCGGAGCACTGCCTGACGTGCAAGACGTGCCGGACCGTCGACGAGCAGGGCACGCATGCCGGCCTCCCGTGCGACGAGGAGAGCCGACTGTATGAGGAGTACCGCGCTATTCGGGCCCGAGCGGCCGCGGCCCGCCTGGCACAGCGGAGCGCGGAGGCCACGGCATGACCGGCACTGAGGCGGAGACCGCCGTACCCGAAGCTCCCGACCCCGAGGCGGAGTACCAGCAGCTCAGCAGAGAGCTCCTGAGGAATACGAAGATTCGGCGTCACCGGGCAGCCATCCAGGCGCTGGTCGAGGAGCGGACCATTCTGTCGCTGCCATCCGTGCAGCAGGTGCTGATCGTCGACAGCCGCAAGGGGCGAGCGGCGCACTTCCCAGCGCTGTCCGGCCTCCAGTACGCCCTAGGCCTGGACGAAGAGCAGCGCACCTTCCTCGCGCTGGTCATGTCGATGGTCGGCCTGGGCATCACCACCCTGGCCTCCGTGGAAGACCTCGACGACCGCCGCCTCCCGATCATCCTCCGGGCCATCCTGCGGCTCGCCGGCAACGACACCATCGCCGTCGGAACCCGCCTATGAGCGGCGGCCTCATCGACGTGACCACACCCAGCACCGCCCGCATGCACAACGCCCTGCTCGGCGACGTGGACAACTACGCAGCCGACCGGCAGGCCTGCGAGGCACTGCTGCGGGTACTGCCGGCTGCCGACCATCTCGCGCGCCAGAGCCGGACGTTCCTGGAGCGCGCCGTCACCGACCTCGCCCTCACCGGGATCACCCAGTTCATCGACCTCGGTTGCGGGCTGCCCGCCCGCCTCAACACGTACGACATCGCCATCCGGTACGCGCCCGGCGCCCGCACCGTGTACGTCGATAACGATCCCGTCGTCATCGCCCACGCTCGGGCGAGCCTCGACGAGAGCGACCAGGTCCTCATCGTCGACGCGGACCTGCGAGACGCCGCGTGGCTGGACGATGAGCGCCTGCGTCACCATCTCGACTGGACGCAGCCCATCGCGGTGCTGCTCGTCGCCGTACTGGAGTGCCTCCCGGACGAGGCCGCCGCCGCGCTCGCGGCCGGCGTTGCCGAGCGGCTCCCCGCTGGCAGTGCTGTCGTGGTCGCCTCGGTGGTGAGCACGGACCCCGTACGGCGGGCAACGGCTATGGCGCTCATGCGTATGTCCGTGCCGGGCTGGACGCTGCGGGACCCGGCCGACCTCAGCTGCGTCCTGGCGCCGGTCGGGGCGGGCATCGAGCCACCGGATCCTCAGCAGAGCACCTATCTGGCCACTGCCATCACGGAACCCCCGCTATCGGTCTGCGCCGACACCGGTAGCGGGACCGCCGCGGCCGCCCTCGCCTCCCCCGTCGGGGGCGGCCGCGTGCCGGTGCACGAGGTCCTCAACGTCAACGCCGATCGCGTCGGCGATGCGGATCAGGGTGTCCAGCAGTGGAGACGAGTGCCCTTGCTCGATGCGGCTGTACGTGGCGATGTCGATGCCTGACCGGCCGCAGACATCGTGCTGGGTGAGGTTGTGGTGCTCGCGTACGCGGCGGATCTGAGCGCCCACAGCGCGCCGGCGGGCGATGACCCGGTCATCGGGCGGGATGGGACGTGGCACGCGTCCACGCTCCCGGCCCCATGATCAATTGTGATTAGGGTCAACCCTAATTTGTGTGATCTTGAACCCGAGGGGAACTCGAACAGACCCACCCCCCTCCGC